TAATCTTGGTGATGATGACAACCAATATGAAATTGGTGGTATTGAAAATCGAGTCGTTAGAGCAGTGTTTGATAAGCCTGAAAATAAAGAAAAATTCCAACAAGTAAAAGATGTTATTAAAATGCAACTTCAAAATTTAGAAGCAACAACCGCATATAGAATTGATCGCATAATGAAAAAAATGGATAATGCTGGAGAAGCTGCACAACAACCAGCTGTGCAACAACCTGTTCAGGAATCATATGATGGCACATTTGCATATATGCAAGATCAATTGCAGAAAGATTCTAAATTCAAAGGAGATACATCCGAATTCAAGGATCGTGGATTTAAACGACCTGCCAATTACTGGCATTGGATGAATAAATAATAAAAAAGGGGGATGGTAACAACCATCCCCCTTTTTGTTTAGTCTTCGATGTCTTCGTCGGAATCATCTACATCATCCGGCACTTCGGAATCTAGTTTATTACCGTATGCCCATTCGGATTTAATTCTCGATTCAAGCTCTGGTAATAGATAGTCCCAAACTTCACTCTTCTTTCTCCATTGCTTGAAGAATCCAAGCTTTTCACCCTTCCAATCTGAGTAAGTAGCTCCATTTAGAACTACAACACCAAGACCCTTCATAATATCAACAATGCCGTAATATTTGTCGAGTCCTGTTGCGAAACTCAGATACATTTCACCTTCAAGATATTGCTTAACAAAGCGATTCTTCACGGTTAATGCTCTGATAGCAACACCAGAGAAGCTCTTCTGAGAAGCTGACTTGGTATCATCAACAGTTTTACCACCGTCGTCCTTCATAGGCTTACGAGCAAGCTGCACGGTGACTGAAGGAAGATACACTGCTGCTTTACCACCAGCAATATTCTTTTCAAGTGTTGGATACATCTGACTAGGATCATCATACACATGGTTTGTCACCAAGATCGGAGTGTTTGTCAAATTAGACATAACTGTACAGGTTTTAAGCAATGACTTGATGCTTTTTGCAAAGGTTCCCATATCAGCAGAAGTATTTTCCTTCTCCATTCGATTAACTTCCATTTCACTCTGTAGGTTTGCAAGAGAGTCAATGGCGATGATGAACTTACCGTCCCATTTATTTTCCTTGATTTTATTCAAAAGCTTATAAACAGAATTTCTGGTATTCTCAGCAGTTTGGGTTTTGTAGTATCTAACTTTAGATGTATCCAATCCCATAGCGGCAGCACTCTCACCGTCGATAGCTCCTTCGGTGTCATAGATTACAACATGCATTCCTTTCTTCTGAGCATTTGCTAGAATTTTAAGAATGAATCCTGTTTTGAATGTATTGTGACTTGAGATTCCACCGCTCCAATATCTATGTTCATCAGATCCTACCTGTATATCATATACAGTTTGGGTTTCCAATGTTTCTATTTTTGTAAGTTCAACTCCTCCATCCTTTGTCAGAAGGACATCACCAATATTCAAGTCTTTTGCAAAAACCCAACTATTGTCAAATTTTTGAATTAAATGTTTTTCAGAACACTCAACTGAATTGATTCCTGCTGTTATTTTATAACATGGTTTCTCTGATTTCACCACATACTCTTCAATCTCCACCCAATCTTCGGGAGACTCCACTAAAAACTTAGATTCAATTTTCATCATCTCAGGAACTGTAAGTTCTTGGGAATGATTATATGCATGGTTGCTAAAAAATGCACGGATTTTATCCTCTGTGTTTTTATTTGAACACACTTTAGATTTTTCCAAATCGGACAATGTTTGCGTTGATACTTCACACAATGAAGAAAGTTCATCAAGTGTGTAAAATTCACGAAGTTCTGTTATCAGTGTTTTAACTTTTAAGTTTGTCATATTTATTGTATATCATGTTTTTGTAAAATGTCAACTTTTCTGATTCATCATCTATATTTTCCCAATACCAATATAAATCAAATCCATTATGTTTTGCTAATTCATCTTTTATATTATCTTTTTCTGTGCTTTCTTTAACTGTTCATATTTTTAGAGTAAGTCCTGTGATTCAAGTTGTCCGCATTTTATAAACTCTGAGTTTTTGGTTTTTTGTTAAACATTGGCTGGGTCCAGCAAACTGAGTAACTCTTCCGCGAGGAATCCCACCATACATCGATCCAGAAACAATAGCATTCAATACCATTGAACCTGTATCAATCCAATCATCGGCCTTCACTGTATGTTCACTAAGGTATGAAGAATACGGTGAAATATCAGCCACGCTATCCCAGAGCGCATCTAGTTCTTTTTGATTAATTTCTGACATATATTATAGATCATCGATTGAAATAACCTTTGGAGAAGTTGACACGGCAACTTGCGGCACTGGGTTATTGAGTCTGCTGTATTGCGCGATGATGTTATCAGAAAGTACAACCTCACTGAGGACGATGTTTGACTTGTGATAAGTCCACTTGTTCGAATCTCTGCGATCCTTGTCTAGGAGTTCGAAGAAGAATACTGGAAATGTCTGGACTTGAATTTGTCCATTTCCTTCGAGTTCGAGATGAAGCACCACGGGATTTTCCATTGTGAGTGTCGATTCGGTTTCGGAGTCGAGAATTCCAATAACGGTTCTTCCAATTTGGTCTTGTATTGCGATATGTGTTTTGCTCATATGTTTTTATAGTATATTATAGTTTGATATTGTCAAGTGCTTGAATGTGTCTGTCTAACATTTTTTTATGTTTCTTCCCTGTCATGGTTAGAGATTTACTCTGCGTGTGGAAATAATCACCCCACTCCGAAAGAATAGTTTGCAATTCTTTCAGTTGTGGGTTTTGTAATTCTTCCATTTGATTACTTCTAATCAATGATGCAATTTGCTTGATGATATGCGTCTCGGCATTATCAAGCCCTTTATTGTATGCTTCCTGTATGGTCATAAAATTACTCTGCGAAAAAGTCCAACAAATCGGTTTTTAAATTTTCATTAGGTTTTCTTAGAATCCAACCGACCGACTTATAAAAGAATTCGATATTTCGATACATCAAATTTTCAAACATCTTTTCGTAATTGATTTTGAAAATGTCACCAAACTCGTCTGGATATTTAGATCCGTATCCCACAACGTCAATGTTAAACTTATTGGGAGCCTGTACAGAAATATATCGTATTTTATCTCCTTGCTTCAGCTTTGCATACTTTCCTCCAATGTTCAGCGCTGTTAGTATCTCATTGTGGTAGTGTGCTGCTCGCATATGTTCCTGCATTCTGGACGCGATCTTTTCAAAGCCTTCACACGCATTAGAATACTTGTCAAAAGTATTGATACCACTCAATCTGGATATCATTTCAATCGGCAAGGTTTTAAAAGTTTCATAAGCCTGTTTGAAAAGAGCATCTGTTTGATTTTTGTCTTGGGTCGTGATCATTGTTTCGATGATCTCCTTCAAATAAGGCTTTAATTTTTTAGGCATTGTGGTCTTAACCACGGACACCCCTTTATATTTAAACTTATCAGTTTTGAATCCCTCGTCGTCGATCATGTGCAGCACATAGTACTTCTTTTTTAGAAAGATACCTGCATCGCATATAGTTTCTCGTTTGAATACGAATCTTGGATCTATACTTTTCAATTCAGAAGTCGCCCAATCGCTCATCCCATCATTGAGATAATTTTCGATATAGTCACAGTACTCGTAAAATTTAGGATTGATAGAATCGCCATCCATCAAGGATATGCCATAATTTTCCAAACATTTCAATGAGATGTATACGCTGTCAGTATCTCCATAAACAATAGAATCCTCTAGAATTTTTTTGGAGATTTCAGGATGTCTGCTTAAAACAGAATCAACGAATAGATCGGCTGACTTTTTAATTACAGCCTGACCTGTCAATGTAACGGATGATGCTATATCGTCATCTCCCATCGGGGCATACGCATTTCCCATGTATCCATACAATGAATTTAGATTGATCTTGTAAGCGTATTGAACAGAGTCATATCGGTTCTGATCATCTATTAGAGTTTTGCGTTGAGAGCTTGTTAGTGATGTGTCGGACTCTAATTTACTCTTACAATCCTTGAACAGTTTTTGCATCTTTTTACGCTCAGTGTAAAGCCAGTCTAGATATTCTGGAACAATTCCCTTGCGTTTTTGAGAAAATAAAAACCCAGCATTTGTGATGCATATCTGTTCAAGTTTTATATACTTCTCAAACTTATCTTTTGTTAATTGGTATGTCGTTCCATTAACATGATTAATTTTTACAAGATTGTCGATTTCTTCATAGCTCCCGATTTTAGTTTCTGGAGAAAGATTCAAAGAAATCATAACACTTGGATACAGAGAGTTTGCATCGAAACTGACAATGTTCTGACTCATTCCAATTTTGGGAACTCGCACATATGCACCGGGATTTTTACCCTCCTTGAGCGGTCTTATAAATGTTGGGATGTGCTGGTTTCTTTTACGAGCTTGCACGGCGAGCGCACCATTCATGATGGGAAGAGTATCAATCGCCTTTTCAATATTTGACAGACCAATATTCGCAAGGAATCGCAGGGTCTTCATATATCTCAGCTTGTCATCCAGATTTACTAGAAGCTCAACGTCTTTGATGTTGTAATCGACAAAGGTTTTCCAATCATTAACAGACAGTTCCCAGAGTTGACCATCATATTCTATTTTATGCTCTCCAAGCTCCACCTCTGCGATGTAATCCAACTTGTAGGATTCCTGCTTATCAAGCTTGAACTTCTGATACAGCACCATGTAGTCAACGGATGAGACTCCCTCAATCACAATTTGAATCGGAGGCTCTCCAAATTTTACAACCTTCTTGACCTTTTCATAAATTCGACCGATTGGTGATAATCTTTTTTGCCATTCTTCATCAAGAACAACCGCTATACGATTGACAATGTATGGCATATCGAATCCACTAGAATTCCAGCCTGATACAACATCAGGATAATCCATCTCCCAAAACTTGATAAAACTTTTCAACAAAAGCTCCTCGCTTTTGCAGTGAATATATTTTACATTTTTATATTTGATGTGTGATGTGTCAAATGGTTTCAATCCGAAAGTGACATAACGATTCTTGATCGTATCATAACAAGTTATGAGATTAATAACATCTTCCGGGTTTTGAATATCGGGAAACTTTCCTTTGTTACTGAAAGTCTCAATGTCGATAAACATGATTTTCAGCGGGAATCTAGAAAAGTCATCATCTGTATTGGTTTGCCAATAATTATCGATCAAAAATTGTTGGGATGCTGGAATGTTTTCAAACACTCTGCGCATTTTAGATTCTTTTAAGAATTTGCTTCGTTCAAACTGAGTGTTGAACTCTTTCTTTTTCAATTTTGTATTGAAAATGCTTTCAGCATCCCCGTCCTTATGCTCTAGGAGGATATAAGGATTGAAATCCAAATCGAATTTGACTCGATTACCTTCACTGTCCCATGTAAAAAGATGCACGCATCTTTCCCGGTTGTTGTAGACGCAGTTTCTATACATTACTATTAAATATGATTATGGCCGATTACCTCAATGACTTGTGTAAGATTTACGAAAACCTTGATTTTGAATCATCGTACAAGGACTATAATCCGCAGATCGAAAATGTCAAGGCTGAAGCAAATGAAATTTGCAGTGCCATTGAAAAATATTTACAGGGAACCATAGCGTTTTATAAAACTAATAAAACTCAATTTTTCAATAATCCATCTGACATGAATAGCTTCGAGGAATTAAAGGGAATGTTTGAACGACTCCGACCAACACTGGCCCAGTATTCAGAATTCAAATAATTAATTATTTAATTCCAAGGTTTTAAAAACTGTCTGGAAGGATCTCCGTAAGGGGTGTTGAGAGCTTCCATAAACGCCCCAATGTTTTGATCCAGTTCCAAGAATCTATGAGAACCAATTTCTCGCAACGCAGGAACCAGTGAATAATATTTGGATCGGTTTTTCCAATTTAGAATTTTCTCAACCTTATTTGCAAGGTCTTCCCCGTCTGTAAATTTCAAATCAGGCAGTGCGTTCTGATAAGTCACCATATCCTGACACAAACAAGGAATTCCCAAGCAAGCAGCTTCGATATATTTGATATCCGATTTACTTCTATTAAAATTATTGTCTTGTAGTGGTGCAATAAACAATTGCGCTTTAAGACTTCTCAAGAAGTTTGGATATTGCATCAAATTTTTCCAAGGATGGAACTCGATTTTCTTATCAAATACGAATTTTTGCAATGGAGGTGGCACAGCGCCGATGAAAACAAATTGATACTTGTCAACATTATCTGTTATGAACTTTATAACATGTGTGAAATCGTCTTGTTGTTCTGTTTTGTTTCCGACATCGAAGTGCGCTCCTGATCCAGCATACACAATTCTTGGTTTCTTCTTATTCTTGTCAAAATTATCCACAATTTCTCTGTAATTGTAGTGATGACCGATCCACCAATACGGTGGGAAGTTGGGAACTGTGGTTATTTCTTTTTTGCCGGTTCTTAATTTATAAAGATCTCTCATATAGTTACATGTAACTGTAACTTCGTCGCACATATTGATCATATCGATACAATTTTGGCGAATTTCATCATTATCAAATGCTGGTTTATAAACATTGTAATCAGGTATGTCTTCTCTAAAGACAACATCGTCAACTTCATACATCAATTTGAAACCGCATTCAGGTTGAATGCTTTTTAGAAATTTTAAGAACTCTTTTTGTTCATTGGATGCTTGTCTTTGCAGTTTAACAACTCTAACATTTCTATACCAGTCCTTATTGAGAACCATACTTGTTAAAGAAGTACTGTCTCCCAGATTACACATGTTCAGATGCATCTCAGGCCACCCAATTCTCCACATTCCACAACCTTGTCTATCTGCCATGTAATTAACATATCTTGTTGATTTGTTTTCAACAATAGACTGCTGTTTCGTCGTTTCTTTTTTTGGAGAAAACGATTTTGGAAACGGAGATGCGAATGGTTTTACGAACATGCAATAATTACTTCAAGTAATCATCATGTCAATCGCCTTCTCTTCTATAAAATGATGGTTTTTTAGGTTCGATTACTTCGGAATAATCAATTGGTTTTTTCTTACCACCTGCCATGTAGTCTCCCAATGCTTTTTGGTCTTGTATTTTTTTACGCTCAGCATCTGAAATCTCTTCACGCGCTTCATCGCTTATGTCTTCCAACACATAATCACCATATGATACGAAACTGTCGTCGTATCCTCCTCCTGCAGGAGGATCAAATCTAAATTCCTCGGGGGATTTACCTAAAGCAGCTATCGAATTATCTATAGCTGCTTTGTATGATGGTTTATATCTATCCCACATACTATATACATCAAATTTTGACCATATTCTAAATTTGATAGGATGTTGTAGGATACCCGAAGCGTGTAGTTCATCCATAGATTCAAAGTTTGTCTTTAAATCAGGGATATCATCTCTTGATCTAAGGCTATATAATAAGTTACCATGTCCTATTAAATTTTTTGACATTGCAAACTTACCATTTTCAGTAATTATACCAGTATAATTACCATCCTCTTTATTAGCATAATCGTAATATTCTCCTTCTACTGTAATATTATCAGGAGATTCCGATATTAGAACACACTCATATAACTCTGAAATATTTTTTAAATCCTCTGATAGCATTTAATTATTTAATTCTTCGAGTTATATTATTCTCCTTTTCTAGATTGATAACCTCCCCGTCAATGTGCTTGATTGTCTCTTTCCGGTGTGAAATTGCATATACGCAAGTATTATTTTTTTCTATACGGGATTTTAAAACCTCGATCAACAAATCCAAACCTCTTTCATCAAACGCGCTGTCGAAAATTTCGTCATAAAATTCCAAATTACTGGAAATTCCACTGATTTTTCTTCGCATATCTGAAAAACTTAAAACGCATGCGACATCGACGCTTCTCTTTTCAGCTCCAGATAGATTACTATATGAGAATTTCTTCCCTCCCCCGGTGGAAATCTCCTCATCGAAGTATTCATCGAACTTGCAAGTGATGTTCATGCCCAATTGATTGATATAATGCTTGATTGTCTGGTTAAGCATGTCCAAAAGCTTCTTAATTACGAAGCTTTTCACACCTTCTTCTCCCAATACAAACTTGCAAACCTCGTAATCGGAGTCTTTGAGTTTTCTTTCATTGAAATTTTCAGTTTGAATCTTTTTTCTGTCCTCGACTTTGGATATATTTTGTTCGAATGTTTCGGGAGATATAGTCATACCACTATTATCCTTATCAAAATTCAATAATACTTGTTCGTAGTCACATATTGTTTGCTTTAATACTTCTTTTTTACGAGCAATCTCTTGTTGATTCTTAATTTGAAGATTAAGAAGCTGTATGTTATTTTGAATAATTGTTTTTTTAGATTCCCACTTGGTTTTTTCAGACTTTAATAGTATTGAATCGTTTTCAATAGATTGAACCTTTAGTAAACACTGTTTTTTCTGTTCTTCTATGAATTCAATATGATCATGAGATATGTTCTGCATACATTTATCACACTTGACGCCATCTACGGTATCAAATTTTGACAATTCTAAGTTTGCATAACTCAAATCCTTCTTATTTTCAGTTATCTTTGTAAGATAACCCGCAATTTTTCCATCGATGGCAGTCCATGCATCATCGAGTTTTTTAATTTGATCGGAAAGATTCGCAGAATTGGCTTCTGGTGCCATTTCTTCCAATTTAGTTCTAGCAGATGAGAGCTTGTCTTCAAGTTCGCGCTTTCTCGACGATAATATAGCATCTCTCTCTTCGATTTGTTTCTTAATTTGATTCAGTTGATCAGTATATGCCGCAATAGAGGTGTTTAACTCATCCAACACAGCAGAAGATACATTCATTTCACTCTTATTCTCGCTTATTTGCTTTTTAAGATCCTTTAACATCAATCCAAAGATCTCAATACCAAAAATATCTTCAATAAACTTTCTTTTATCAGCAGCAGCCTTCAACATGAAGGGTGTTGTTTCGCTAAGAGTCATTATATCGCAGCTTTTATGTATAACTGGGTTAGTTCCCAACAAATCACAGATGTATTTGTTAGTATTTGTTATACTATCTCTCGTTATATCCTCAGTTCCTTTCCAAAGTTCTACCTTTGAAGGTTTAATTTGCCTTACAATTTTATAACTCTGAGTTCCAGATGGAATTTCAACATCAAATTCCAATTCAATGCGTCCTTTACCCTTTGTAATGTTGTTTACAACGAATTCATTTTTTATTTTACCAATAGTTTCTCCAAAGAGTCCGAAAAAGTAAGCTGACATCAATGCGCTTTTACCAACTGCATTTTTTCTATCGGGATTGTCTATGTTTTGCCCTGTAATGAGGTTCAATCCCTTTTGAAAGTCTACTTCGATTGTATCATTACCAATACTGAGGAAGTTTTGAACTGAAAGTTTCTTATATTTGATTCTTTTCATTATATTTTATTGCGCTTGTATAGATCTTCGTTGATTGCCTTCACTCTTTCAAGTTGTTTATCTTCCAACCCGAGCTTTTCATAAAACTCTTCGAACATTTCCGTAATGTTGATCGAATCAATCACCTCAACATCCTCCAATGTCTTGCTGGATACATTATGTTCAGTGGTGAACTGCCACGGCGACAGTTTTCCAATCGCCAATTGAAGTTTTTCTAGCTTTTTATCATCAATTTCCTTATCAATGACCAACTTAACAACATTATTGCCCACTAAATCACTGTTTAGTGTCTTTATAGTACTGATATAAAGCTTTATAAAGCTAGGAGACACTGAATTTTCAATAAATTCGATAGATCCATCCTTGATATCCAGAATATGATAGCCAACTGTGTTGCCAACATCAGAAAAGTCCATAGAAAAGCAACTTCCGATGTAATTTATAGCGCCTTCGCTGTATTTTTTGCTGTTTCTGTTGTGAAAGTGACCAGAAAATGCGTTTTTTGTCTTAGAAAGTAGATCATTTGGTGATAATCCATGACTGCACACTGTAAAGTTGTTCATTTTGAAGGTTTGAATCTCAAAATGACCAAAAATGTAGTCATATTTGGCGTCTGGCAGGTCATTATTCCAAGGAACCATCAATAATTTCTTATCGAAGCTCTCAAATTCTAATATTTTATCAACTAGGGTTATATTTTTATGCCCTTTGACCATTCCAAGGCTATGAACATCACTTCTATTCTTATAATATGCATCATGATTGCCGATGATCATGAACATATTGAAATTTTTAAACTTTTCAATGATTTGTGCAGCTACATGTATGGTTTGGACGCTGATTTCAGTTCTATTATCAAAAAAATCACCCAAGAAAAATACATCAACTATATTTTTCTTGGTTAATTCATCCACCATCCAATCTGCCCACTTCAGTGCAGTATCATGCCATCTTTCAGAATTTCCGTAGATTCCTAGATGGAGATCGCTGAACATCGCGATTTTAGATTGCTTTATCATTTGGTGGTATTGTACACCACACATTATCAAAGTCAATCGTCATTATAATCGGAATCTTCATCGAAGTGTGACTGCTTTACATAAATATCACCTTCGGATTGCAGCATATGCTGCTCATACATCATCTGTTTGTACTCTTGCAATCCCTCATGCTGCTTGTTTTCCTTCTTTATTCTATTCGTAAACGCATTCCAAGCAATCTGGTTGAAGTAACTAAATGGACTAAACCCAAATCCCATCTTAAATTTCTTACCATCCAGTGCAGAATACATCTTTATAACTGCATCTCCCACCATTTCTTCTTTCCATCCCTTGGTATAGTTGATGAATCTCCAATTATAACTCAAGTTTTCAGCAATTTTTAATACATTAATTGCTAATTCATCGGTCATCTTATCAGTATCGTAATACTCTTGTATCTGTTTCGTGAACTCTGATGGACTCACATAATAAGCTTTGGTAACTTCTTTGTTTACTTTCATAAAATTATTTCTTTTTCATTCCAAGGAATTTGCTCATCGTCATATATTCGTTGACGTTCGCTCGCGTGACCACTGGAATATGTCAAATTATCACATACATCTACAATAATAAGCTTCTCTTTGTTCTCATGCAAGCGAAGACCGCGCCCAATACCTTGCACTATACGAATAAAGCTCTTACCACCGGATACAAATATGATGTTATGGATGTTTTTTATATTTATTCCCGTTGAAAATATACTACTCATGGCAATGCACACAATATTATTTTCATTTTCCATGTTTTGGATGCTGTCCATCCTATTTTGGAGGTCTACATCGCCTTTGATATAGATAATTTTCTTATCTATTAAGGATTCCAACTCTTTTTCCAACAAATCTCCATGTTCTAGATGGTTTACGAGAATTAAAGTGTTGTTTGTCAGCTTATTTGCTAATTTTTTGATGATTTCATTCCGTTTTTTGGAATTGTATATGAAATTAAGCTCTGCAAGATAGTCATCTGTTGGAGATTTGTCTTTTTTCTTAGATTTTTTGGGTATTGTATGCTCAGGATGAATGAGTTTCACCATTTTAACGGAAACATCTGTCAAAATGTTCTCATCTCTGAGTTCTTTACTGTTTTTTTCGAACAGGAGAGGTCCAAAAGTCCCAATAATCTTCCAAGTTTCATACTTATCCTTGGGCAATGTTCCAGTAAATCCGAACTTGTTGGGAGTTTTGAACTTTGATACGACCTTGGATATCTTGCTTGTTGTGGTCACACGATGACATTCATCGACAATCAACAAGTCCACATCAAAAACCCAAGGATTATCCTTTATTTTTGATACCAAGTTTTCAGTATTCACAATCACCACATCGGAATCCTGTAATTTTACAGTACCTGTCCATGCACTATATGAAAAATTGACACCGTAATTTTCAAAATCACCGACAAGCTGACTCACCAATGAGATACCCGGAACCACGATCAATGCTTTGAATTTTCGAGATGGTCGATTTCTCCAAAAGTTCTCGATTAGAGAAGCTACACAGAAGCTCTTTCCTGAGCCTGTAGCACTCTTAATAGTGCCTCTTCCATGTTTTAGGCATAACTCCACTATTTCCTTCTGAAAGTCCCTGTGGGGGAATTTAAAGCCATCAAACATCTCTCCCACACCGACACCGCATCTAAGATGGGTTTTGAATTCATCGGTGAAATCGATGGTTTTAAAATTCTCCTCCTTCAAAAAGGTGAGGATGTCTTTGTATAGACCAAAATCAAACCGTCCCATCTTGTCAATGGCAAATTTCTTGTCGGGTATCTTTCTGCCAAATTTCTTCATGAACTTGGCCGCTTCATTCTTGATGCTGAATTGTTTTTTCAGCAATGTCATTACGACCAAATCTGAAATGATTTGTCCTTTCCCTGTTCCTTTGTCGTAATGAAATGTTATCAATGTTAAGAGTCTTGTAGTTGTTTGTATTTTAAGATATTCTCAAAGTCTCTGCCAATGTAACGCATGTTTTCGTATATCTTGGTGAAGTGCTTTATGGAAAGTTCCAGATCTTGAATGTCTTCATTGATAGTGGACAGTGAAGCATCATCTTTAACACTGTCCAAAATAGTTTTTGATAGTGTTACTGGAGACTTTTCAATGATCTTATTGGAAAGATCCTTGATAATAGACTTTTGTTTTGCTTGTAATCTATACAAGGCTCTTTCATAATCAGAAAGGATCTGCGCCCAGTAAGCTTTCTCACTGGGAACTTGGTTTAATTTATCACGAAGTGTAGCGTCATTTATATTGGATACAAAATCTTTATATCTTTTTGTAAGAGACTCTCGTTGTTCTAAATTTGCCATATCTTTGTTATATAGTAAATAATAATATGAGAATGTCAAGGGATGAAATGCATGAAATTGGTGAAATTTATGAATCTATTTATAATGAAGCGATGACTGCTGGCGCTGTTGTTGGAGATAGTGCTGGATTAGAAGGTGGTTCTGTTGGTAATACAGATAGTTATGCGAAAGGAACTACTGTAATTCCAACTGTGTTAGGAATGCAGAGAAGAAATAAGATTAATAATGTATTTGATCCTCTTAAACATCAGAAAAAATCAAGTAAATTGCGTAAATCTAAAAAATCTGTTAAGAAAATTAAGAAATTGTAATATATTTAATTTAAATCCCCTTGACATTTCAAAAAGTGTGATATACTTATAGGGAGGTGGGTGGGTTTAGATCTATTATATATTAATATTATATTATAGCTTTATATAATTGTTATAATTAACACCTCATCTAAAGGATTACGAAGTAATCCGTTTTTATATTGATAAGAGAGTAATCAGGTGTAATTAATATATGTCGAGTTGGAATAAAATGCCTGAATCTACAGATCAATATCATGGATTTGTGTATAAAATTTACAATAATCATCCAGATTCAGTTAAAAAGTATTACATTGTTTAATAGTAAAATTATAATAAATATTATCAATTAAAAAAATGAGTGCATGGATCAACTTACCAGATGAATTAGATAGAGAAAAGCATTTCTCGATTATATATAAAATAACAAATTTGATAACGAATTGTAAATATATCGGAAAGAAACAACTGTGGGTAAAAAGGACCAAACCACCGTTAAAGGGAAAAAAAAGAAAACGAACAGAGTGGGTTAAAAGCGATTACGAAACATATTTCGGTTCGTCTGAACAGCTTAAAGCGGATATTTTAAAATATGGAAAAGATAATTTCAAACGAGAAATATTGGAAATCGCGTCATGCAAATGGGATGCGGCTTACATAGAGCTATACTTTCAATTAACGGAACAGGTTTTAATGACCGATAGCTATTATAACGGCATTATAAATGTTAGATTGCCAAAACCTCCAAAAAATTTGGTTTTGTCTACTAAATACTTGTATAATGAAAAATAAAATATGTGGTATATATAAAATAACATCACCTTCGAATAGAATTTATATTGGACAATCCACTAATATACAACGACGATTCACATCGTATACTTATTATGATAGAGAATATGAATATTATAATAAACGCAATAAATCATCATTGATATTAAGATCTTTGCAAAAATATGGAAAAAATGAACATACGTTTGAAGTTATTGAAGAATGCAGCGAGTGTGAATTAAACAACAGAGAAATTTTTTATATAGAACAATATAAATCTAATTATAGTAAATTTCCAGAATGCAATGGATTGAATTTGTCAGATGGTGGGAATGCCCCTCCTAAAAAGTTTGGAAGTATGTCACAGTGTGTCAAAAATAAAATTTCCAATAAATTGAAAGAGCGCCATCTTAAAAATAATAATTACAACTATGAACAAAACAACAAATCAATTTCAAAATACGATGAAAGTGGAGTATTAATTTTCACATATAAGTCATTGTCTGAATTGATAAAATTTGAAAAGATGTCGATAACAAAATTTATCAATTTATTCTCAGAATTTAATAAGGGCGTATTGAAAAATAGTGAATATTTTCAATTTGATAATCCAGACAAGTTCAAATATGATTATAAAAAACGAAAACTGCAAATAGAATCTTGTTTGAGAAAAAAAGAGGATCGTTTAAAAAGAAATGCAGAAGGAGAAGACTCTTGTTTAAGAAAAAAAGAGGATCGTTTAAAAAGAAATGTAGAACGAGAAAAGATGAAGCGACCATGGACAGATGAAATTAGATCGGAATTTTTCAGAAAACTAAACACTGGCAGGAAACATATAAATAGAAAGAAGCCATCAAATAAGATAAATATTATAAAACATTTGGAAAAAGTCCACAAATCTATGGAAAAACCAACACTACAATACACCAAGGATGGTGTATTTTTAAAAGAATTTGCATCTCAAAAAGATGCAGCTGCTTACTGTGGGGGTAAATATCAAGCTATATATAGAGTATGCGCTGGTAAAAGAAAGACGGCGTATGGTTTTATATGGAAATATAAAGCAAAAAATTATTAAAAAGAATCAAACGTAAACCATTAAAAGGTAAAAAACGTGCAAGAATATCATTTGTTGACAACAATGTTGATGAATACTGGGGTTCTTCAGAAGAATTAAAACGGGATATTGAAAAATATGGACTTGATTTCTTCTCAAAAGAGGTTATCCATATGTGTGAAACCCAGTGGGAAATGAAGTTTTTGGAAATGTTTGAACAAATGAAGCACAATGTTTTGTTTGATGTTGCATCATACAACGGCATCATCAATGTTCGAATCAATTCAGTTCCTCAATCCCTGCAAGAAAAATACAAAAATTTTAATTTTAATGAATATCCAGCGAGAAAAGATTGATGATACAGTTGTTTCAATAGTTTTTGAATCAAAGAATCAAGAACTTCTTGACATCGATGACATTTTTGTGCAAACCAATCGCAATTTTGCAAAACTATTGACATCTCTGGGCATAACCATTGATTTTGACTTTAAAAAAAGAGACAATGTTCGTTTATACACCAATGAATTCATACAAACCTTTGTAGAATTTATAAAAAACAGAACACGCTCTGAAAAACTGTCAATTTACAGCAATTTATTGACAAAAGATGCGTTTAGAAACCGATTGGTTCGTAAATTAAAGACAATGTTTGGTTTTAATGTGCTGGAGACACACGAAGATCTCACTGTTTTGTTCGAACGTCTTGAAAATAAGGAATGTGTAGCAGTTTCCATGGTTGAAAGTTTTCTAAATCTGGAAAGAAAGTGTAAATCCTTCAAATATATCAAAAAGTATTTTGAAAAACACGGATTTAAATTTTTAAATGATGTGTATTTCAAGGATTTTACGAATAAACTGTGCCTGTTTATTTAAATATTGTACATGAGTAAGTTTTTAGACCTTATCGAAAATTATGATCCCAACAACGATGGATACTATACAGATGTTCACGATCTTAAAATGCTTTTTAAATCACACGGGGTCAAATTCGGAGTTCGCAAAGACGGTGTGTTTTACATCGATGATGCAGCAAACGAAAAAACATATGTCGTGAAAATTGAAGGCGTCAAATCTTCAGACAAACGCGAAGAAGATGGAGAAGCTGCTTATGATGTAGTTTCTGCGACATCAACTAAAAATCCGAGATCAGCACAGGCAAAAGCGGCTTTTGACAGAGTTGCCAATGCAAAACTTCCAAAAGCTTTATCTGAATTGACTGCGCAAACTGCTGCAATATCGAAAATGTAATTATGAAAAGCAAAACACTATCATTGATGCGCAAGTATCATAAAATGCTCTTAGAACAGGACGAACAAGATCCCACTGCTATGGACCCATCAGCAGCACCAGAGAGCGCTGTAGAGGCTCCTATGGCTCCTCCAGAACCCGAGCAGTTGAAGATGACACAACAGGGTGAGAATGAATATATCAAAAGTATTTTTGAATTAAGCAAACTATATTTGGATGCTGTTGGAAACACTGATGACAAAGATCAAATCGATCAAATTTCAAGTTCTTTTGATAATGATATGCAAAGCGGTCAAGTCAATGGTCGGGAGTATTATAAACAATATCAAAAGATCATGAGTCCTCATATGCCTGATGAATTACGATCATTATTAGGTAACTTTTAATAAATAACATTATGGACTTTAAACTAAAGGAAACCG